GCCTCCCATAGTCGGGGCTCCAGCAGTATAAGTGTTAGTTACAGGAAAAGTAATAGCATTAGTTCCGGTACTTGCAAAGAACACAGAACCAGACAAAGAATTTGATGATATAGCAAACCCAGTTGCATTGTTCACTGTCAATGGAACATTCCCAGCTGCCCAAATTGAAACACCACCAACCTGCATATCGGCTTTTGTCTCTAAATTTTCATCTGCAGCTTGCTGAAGAACTTGCACATCATAATCGACTAAATAATTTCCAGCTGGCAAAACAAAGGACCCTGCAGTATTCACTGCCGCGATCCCATTAACTGTCGCTGTTGCAAGAGCTAAATTCTTAGCAACCGTAGTTGCAGCAGACGCCTCATTGCCAACACTCTGGAAAAAGGCCACCGAATTATTATTTGGAGCACCCGTTGTTGCTTCCAAAACACGATTCATAAAGTAACCAGAATAACGGACATGGAGCTCTCCAAGTGCCGTTGTCGCACCCTGACTATCAGTGATAACATTAAGGTTACCTAAATCATACGTCTTTATATCAGTCGCACCAGGTAAACCACCTGGCCGCACATACTTACCATCAGTATACACCTGTCGCAACTGACCCTTAGGAATAGATAAACACATATTTTCCCACGGGGCACAGGAAACAGCTGGCTCTGAATCCATAGCCTGTTGTTTCGTAGTGGGAGGTGCATCAGAAGCATCAAAATCAACACTATAAACAACTTTTCCAATCGCTGTAGGTGACGTCGCATTAAGTAAGGTTTGATAATAAAATTCAAGCTGCGTGAAAACATATTTCTCATACAAAACAGCCTCTCTACTTAACCAAGGAAAGAGAATAGCTTGCCCTGGATTTATTGAATATTGCACTACGGCAAAATTATCACCACCATTAACATTAGCAACCTCTTCATCACCATGAAAGGGATACCTAGACCCACCTAAACGGCGCGTTCCCATTTGCCTAGATAACGGCGAGGGCTGAGTAGATGTAAACGTTTCTCTACCCATGCCCATCCCACCACGTCGTCTTTGACGTGGCCTCCTTCTAGGTCTAGCTGGCCTACCAGCTAAACGTGCACGAGCTATATTATAGCTACGTGTGCCCCTCGAAGGAAGAGGAGGGGCTTTCTTTTTATATTGACGTTGTCTTTTTGGTCTCTGAGCTAAAGCCTGATACTGCATATCGGGCTCTCTTTTTATTAGGTTCATATTTACACACCCTAATAAGCTCTGAGGATACATCGGAATCTCACCGGTTGCCTCACCAAGAAAAAGAGAACGAAGTTCATTCTCGGTCGGGATCTGTCGAAATGCAGACCTCCATTCTGGACTATCAACCAAAACAGTACCATACTGCTCAACTAACCAAGAAATAAGCTCCCGTAAATAACCAACCATCGCAGGATCTGCATAACTGACGCGTAATAGCGCACCAGCACGCAAAAGTGTAAAAGATGGATTATCCGGATCGCGTGAATAGAGAAGAGATGTGAGCAACTTGTCTCGTGCATACAGGGGTATCGCAATACCATCTTTAAATACCGTATGCGCAGACAAAAAATCCAACTCCTCTACGGGACGTGGGTCAAGGGAATCAGTTGTTGTTGTGATTCCTAACATTGCCCAAACTTCAATTAATTTTCGAGCATTGAAGTATTTTACTGCTTCGTCTGACACAGTCCAGGTATTGTCATCACCACATAGAGCTAACGCAAGATTTTCATCAAACGCTTTATAGGTGCAACACTCATCTGGACTCACCATTATCCATCCATACGCAAGTAATAGATAAAGGATCAACGTGTTATCAGATATTGTATTAACCGATCCACTCGGATTACCGGTTGTTTTCATAATAAAGACACCCTCTGATGTTATAATTAACGTGTTAATCAAATTTCGATAATAAACACGAGTTCGAATCAAATTATCAGGGGTTTGGTCTTCTAAACGTAGCATCCGCCAACGAAACGCAGCAATGCTCCACATAAGATAATTACGGAGCGAAGAATCATACTGCGATTCGTCAAGAGCAAAACCATTTCTGTGGTGTCGTAGTTTACGATAAAGCTCATTCCACCCACCCTTCAATGGGGAAAAGCCAACCACGCTCGGCGTCTTAAGATGGGAAGCATAAAACTTCTCATTCATGTCTTCAAATAGGCGATTTCCATGAACAGTCATCTCAA